GCTCGGGCCGAGGCCGCCCGCGACGTCGAGGCGCTGAGCCGTGCCAACGAGGTCTACCTCCGCCTCCGCCACGCCGAAGGCCTCGGCCCGAGCCTCGCCGCGTCCGCCAGCGACTTCGACGCCTTCCTGGCCGGCCTCACGCGGCCCGGCGCCGGCGCTGGCGACGCCCCGGAGCCCTGAGCGGCCGACCTTCGGCGGCGCCGTCGCCCGGCTCTACCGCGCCCTCGGCCTGCCGTTCATGCCGTGGCAGGCCTACGTCGCCGACGTGGCGCTGGAGGTCGACGAGGCCGGCCGTTTCGTCTACCGGCTGGTGATCGTCACCGTCCCGCGCCAGTCCGGCAAGACCACCCTCGACGGCGCCGTGATGGAGCACCGCACGATGACCACGCCCAAGGCCCGCGTCTGGTTCACGATGCAGACCGGCAAGGACGCCGTCGACTGGCTCATCAACGAACACTGGCCGCAGCTGAGCCCGCTCGGCGACCTCGTCCACCTGCGCCGCCAGGCCGGCTCCGAGCACGTCCGGTGGAACATGTCGGGCGGCCTGCTGCGGCCGTTCCCGCCGACGCCGGCCGGCCTGCACTCCAAGACCTCAGACCTCGTGCTGGTCGACGAGTGCTGGCGCTTCGACCAGCTCGCCGGCCAGGCGCTCGACCAGGCCATCGTCCCGACGCAGGCGACCCGCCCGAACGCGCAGACCTGGAAGGTGTCGACCGCCGGCGAGGCCTCGTCGCTCTGGTGGCTCGGCCAGGTCGAGGCCGGCCGGGCGGCCGCGCTCGCCGGGCGGACCGAAGGCGTCGCCTACTTCGAGTGGGCGTGTCCGATGGACGACGACCCGACCGACCCGGCGAGCTGGCCGCGCTACCACCCGGCCTACGGGCGCACCATCGGCCCCGAGGCGATGCGCTCGGCGCTCGACCAGCTCGGCGCCGACGGCTTCGCCCGCGCCTACGGCAACCAGTGGGTGAGCGTCCAGGCGCGGGTGATCCCCCACGACGCCTGGCTCCGAGCCGCGGAGGAGCCCGCACCGCTGCCGGCGCCCGGCACGGTCGCCCTCGGCTTCGACGCCGCCATCGACCGCTCGGACGCCGCCATCGTGGCGGCCTGGCGCGACGACGCCGGCGTGATGCACGTCGAGGTCGCCCATCACGAGCCCGGCGTGGCGTGGGTGACCGACGAGCTGGGCCGGCTCGTCGAGCGCTGGAAACCGCGGGCGATCGCCTACGACGCGGCGGGGCCGGCGCTCGACCTCGCCGACGCCTACGCCCGCGGCCGCTCGAGTGCGCCCGCCCACGGCATGACGGCCCGCGAGTACGCCACCGCCTGTCTGGCGCTGCTCGAAGCGCTCACGCAGGAGCCGCCGACGCTGCGCTACCGCCCGCACCCGGCGCTCGACGCGGCCGCCGCCGGCGCCGCCCGCCGAGGCCTCGGCGAGGCGTGGGCGTGGGGCCGTCGCCAGTCGGCCGGCTCGCTCGCGCCGCTCACCGCGGCCACCGTGGCGACGTGGGCCTATGACCACGCGCCGGCCGCGCTCGGCGAGTTCAAGGTGCGCTGAGCGCTCCGATCCTGGTCACAGGCCCCGTTCCCGCTTAGCCTTTGGGCGAAATGAGCATGGTGGCAGCGTGGTCGAGCCGGGCGCGGCCCGGCATGTTGTCCGCCACCGGCTCGCTCACGCCGCCGGTGCCCGGCTTCACCTACGGCCTGCCCGGCCCGTACGTGTACGACACGACCACGGCCCGCCAGGTCCCGGCCGTCGGGCGGGCGATCCAGCTCTACGGCGGCATGGCCAAGCAGATGCGCCTCGACGTGTACCGCGGTTATCAGCGCGTCGACCCGACGCCGCGGCTGGCGCAGCGACCCGACCCGCTCAACGCCCGCTCGTGGTTCGTCCAGTGTTCGGTCGAGGACTACCTGCTCAACGGCAACGCCATCTCGCTCGTGACAGCCCGCGGCGCCGACGGCTGGCCGCTCGCCGTCATGTGGCTCCCGGCGTCGTGGGTCTACATCGTGTGGCAGCCCGGCGACCCGACCAACGTCGACTATTTCTACGCGCCGGCGATCGGCCTCGGCTTCGGCATCACCGGCGTGCAGCTGCCGAGCGACCAGGTCATCCACGTCAAGCGCGGCGCCGACCGCGGCTACCCGGTGCGCGGGATCGGCGTCGTCGAGGAGTTCATCGACACGCTCGACCGCGCCGCGATGGAGGAGGAATACGAGCGCTCGACGCTCAACGGCGCGGCGGTCCCGTCGGTCGCCATCATCGCCCCGCAGGCGCAGGTCCCCCAAGACGTCGCCGACCAGGCCAAAGCCGATTGGATCGCCAAATACGGCGGGCCGACGCGGGAGCCCGCCGTGCTGCCGGCCGGCACGCAGGTCGTCCCGCTCGCCTGGAGCCCGGCCGACACGCAGCTGTCGGAGGCCCGCAAGCTGACGCTCACCGACGTGGCCAACCTGTTCAACCTCGACGGCTACTGGTTGGGCGCTCCAACGTCAGGCATCACCTACAAGACCGCCGCGCCGCAGTATCAGCAGATTCTCCGCACCAGCCTGGAGCCGGTCATCTCCGATTTCGAGGACGTCTGGAGCTACGCCTGGCTGCCGCGTGGCGTCGAGGTCCGCTTCGACCGCACCAAACTGCTGCGCGACGACCTGGCGACCACCGCCGGCGCCGTGTCGACGCTCGTCGCCGGCCACGTCATCACGCCGGCCGAGGGTCGGGTGATGCTCGGCCTGCCGCCGAGCGTGCCCGACGACCTCGGCCTCGACGCCACCGAGGAGCTGAACCCGGCGACCTCGCTCGGCCCGCCGCCGGCGCCGTCGCTGGCGCCGCCGCCCGAGCCCGACATGGCGCCCGGCCAACCCCAACCCACGGGAGGCACGCAACCATGACCACGACGTTCGAGGCGACCGCCCAGCGACCAGGCCCGGACGGCAACGCCGAGCGCGAGCACCTGTCCAGCGTGCGCCTCCAGCTGCGCCACGACGCCGTGATGGTCAGCGGCATGAAGGGCGGGCCGTATACGGCGATCGAAGGCATGGCCGTCCCCTACGGCCGCGACGCCGATATCGGCTGGTTCGTCGAGCAGCACGCCTTCGGCAGCTTCGAGCGCTCGACCAAGGCCGGCGCCGGCCGCAGCGCGCCGCTGCTCTTGTGGCACGACCGCGAGGCCTTCCCCATCGGCCACGCCGAGAAATGGACGCACCAGGCCGACGGCATGGTCGGCGTGTGGAAACTCAACGACACCGAGCGGGCGCAGGAGGCCGCCCGCCTCGCCGAGCGCGGCGACCTCGTCGGCCTGTCGATCGGCTTCCAGCCGATCCGCTCCGAGTGGGAGCTCGCCGACGACTGGGCGCCCGAGCTCGGCGCCGACCACAAGGACCGGGTGACCCGGCTGGAGTCCCGGCTGCTCGAAGTGTCGATGACGCCGGCGCCGGCCTTCGCCGAGGCCAAGGTCGCCAGCGTCCGCGACGCCACCGTCTACACCCGCGAGGCCCGGCGGCCTTTCCTCCCGACGGCCGAAGTAGACGCCTGGCGGGCCTGGCGGTCTAGCCTCACCGCCTAGACGCGACGCACGCGGTCGACCCGCTTCCGACGCCCGGCCCTCGGCCCGGCACCCGGCCCCGCCGGCTCGCCACCCGAGCGCCACCGTAGAGCACGCCGACGCCAGCACCTGAGCGGTCCGAGTGTCCTACGTGAGAGGGAGCCTGACCCATGCCCAACGCCGTCCTAGAAGCTCTGGAGTCCCAGCGCGCCGAGCAGATCAGCACCATCGACGCCGTCCTAGGCCAGGTCGAAGGCCGGGACCTGGTCGACGCCGAGCGCTCGCTGCTCGAAGCCGCCCGCCAGCGCATCGGCCAGCTCGACGACCAGCTGAAGCCGCTGCGCGAGTTCGAGGCCTTACGCGCCGCCCACACCGACGCCGCCTCGCAGCTGCCGGCCCGGCTGCCGGCGCAGCCACGCCGCGTCGACGGCCCCGACGGGCGCGCCGCCCACGGCTCGCCGGGCGCCTACATGGTCGACTACCTGCGCGCTCACGGGATCATGGAGCGCGGCGTGCGTGACGAGGCCGCCATGGCGCGCCTGGCGCAGACCCGCGCCGTGGCCAACCAGACGACCGGCGACACCGCCGGCCTCTTGCCGACGCCGATCATCGGCCCGGTCGTGAACATCATCGACGCCCGCCGGCCGTTCCTGACGTCCCTCGGCGGCACCAAGGCGATGGGCGCCACGCCGGGCGCCACGTTCAACCGGCCGCTTATCACCCAACACGCCCTCGTCGGCCAGCAGGTACCGGCCGGCCCGACCGGCGAGAAAACGCAGCTGCCGAGCCAAAAGATGACGATCGGCAACGTCGCGTTCTCGAAGGTCACCTACGGCGGCACGGTCGACATTTCCCGCCAGGACATTGACTGGACCTCGCCCGGCGCGTGGGACATCCTGCTCCAGGACCTCGCCAACGAATACGCCCTCCAGACCGAGGGAGCCGTGGCGACCAGCTTCGCCGGCGCCGCCGCCGGCACGACCGTCACCATCGGCGCGGCCGGCACGCCGCCGTCGCTGGCCCAGTGGGCGACCGGCATCTACACCGCCGCGATGCACTCCTACCAGGCCGGCAAGCGGATGCCGACGCGCATCTGGTGCTCGCTCGACGTGTGGGCCGCGCTCGGCGCGCTGGTCGACACGACCCGCGTCGTGCTCCCGGTCGACACGACCCGCGAGATGGGCGCGCCCGGCACGTCCAACCTCGGCGACTTCTCCGGCGACCTGTTCGGCCTGCCGCGTATCGTCGTGCCGACCTTCGCCTCAGGCACCATGGTGATCGGCCCCGACGACCTGTTCGAGGCCTACGAGGAAGTGATCGGCCTGCTGAGTGTGGTCGAGCCGTCCATCCTCGGCGTGCAGGTCGCCTATGGCGGGTACCTGGCGTGGGGGATGCTGCTCGCGACCGCCTACGTCAAGCTCACTATCGCCGGCACGCTGCCGACGATCGCCCTCACCGACGAGCCGCCCGCCGGCGAGCCCGAGGCCGAGGCCGAGCAGCCTCCGGCGGCGCACGCCGGGCGCGGCAAGTAGCCCGAGATGGCGATGACCCTGACCGACCTGCTGGCGCTGCTCCCGGACAACACGACCGGGGAAATCAGCGCGGCGGATATGCGCACGATCGTTACCGAGCTGTTCAACGCGTCGCATCTCCCCTACGCCAGCGTCGTCAACCAGGGACCGTTCACGCTGGCGACGGCGGCGGCGTTCGCGCCGCTGCCGTCGGCCGTGACCGGCAGCGTGACGTTCACCGACGACACCGATTGCATGGTCGTGGTGAGTTGTCACCTGGACACGATGGCGGCCAACAACGCCGTGCAGCTCGCTATCGCGTTGACCGGCGCCACGGTCGTGGCCGCCGGCTCGAAGCCCGAACAGGTGCTTTGGGCCGGTGGCAAACAGGCGATCCAATCGTCGCTCGAAGTGTCCTACTTCCAGACCTTCAAGGCCGGCACCACCACCTATCAGGCCGAATACACGGCGCAGGCCGCCGGCGCGCAGATGACGGCGCTCGCGATCCTCGTCACCGCGATGGTCGGCTAGTGCGAGCGTTCGCGCCGGCCTACGCGCAGGCCTTCGGCGGGCCGTCGGTCGCCTGGCCGACGGTCCCCGAGCTGCGCCTGGTGCTGCGCCTCCAGCCCGACCCGAACGAGGACCAGGTGCTCCAGTGGTCGCTCGACGCCGCCATCGATTACGGCAACCGCAAGACCGGCTACCTGTACGACCCGACCGGCCTCCAGCCCGACGGCGTCACGCCGGCCCGGCCGCCGCCGCCGGTGGTCCACGAGGCGTGCATGCTCAACG